AATCTTTGCTTTTGCGCAGATTAAGACTAATTGTCAGGGCGTCGTTTCTTGTGACGACGTCCCGTCCAATCTTCTGGACCCCTTAAGGGGTCTGGCGGCCTGCTGGCTTAAGCCTGCAGACCGCGTCACGTGGCGTGCGCTGTTATCAGTGTACGTCACTATGCCGGGTGTCAGACTTATGTTTGACGTCCGTAGAGTGAGTCACCGTGGTCATTTGATCAGGGTTCTCACTTTCTATGCGAGGGCTCTTTCCCGGATCCTTAAGGATCCTGCGGATCAGTGCCCCCGTATTAAGAAGCAGGCTCACTTATGTCGAGCCGCTTCCATGGATGTACACTTCCGGGTCCCCCTTGCCTTTTGGCAATTGGTACCACGAGGTTGTGTCCACCCTTCTCGCCATGCCGTTGCTCAAGCATCGTTCATAGCGCGTGCCCTGCCGGCCCCAAAAGAGGCTGGCTCGGCTATAGAGGAGCAGCATCAGAGACTCGGAAACGGGTCTCACCCATTAGGGTTACTGGATTTTTCCAGTTTGATGTACTTCGCTAAGGATAGGATAGGGGTTTTAACTCCCATACCTACTATACCTGTAACCAAACCTTCCGCCTCTTTTGAGGCGAGTAGGAAGGAAGGCGGCAAAGCTGCCGCCTTACGCAGGTACTATAAGGCCCACCAGCCCAGGCAAAAACCTTCGGGTCCTTTGCCTAGCGGGTTGGAAACCTTCAATACGGCAATCGCGGAACAGCTCTTTAAAGAGCCCCACGGTTCCGAATCACGTTCCGTGACCGTGCTTGAGCGCGGTTACAAGGTGCGTGTCGTTTCCTGCTCGGATCCCATAAGGGTAGCCAAGTCGGAAGCTTATAGGATTCCCTTTGAGCGGGCGCTTAGGCGCCTTGCTCCCTGCCGGCTTACGCTGACAGGTGGAGAACCTAGTGAGCTCCGCTTCCGTAAACGGAAGGGGGGCTTAATTCTGTTTTCTGCGGATTTATCCGCAGCTACAGATAATCTGAGTCGATGGTGCTTAAGCGCTATCTCCTCAGCTCTTGGTTTTGACTTCTCCCTTGTGGGAGGAGGGACCATAGACGGGAAGCCGATGAGGAGGGGTACCCTTATGGGTATACCTCTCTCTTGGGTGGCTCTCTCGCTTACCCATGTTTGGGTATGTTGGCATTTGGGCATCCCTTTGGATACCTTTCATGTCAAGGGAGACGATCTCGTGGGTCTTTGGACCCGCAGAGAGATCGAATCCTATAAGGCCAAGATCACTCCTTTGAGTGGCATGACCTTAAATGCTGCGAAGTCCTTTGAGTCTACGCAGTATGCCGTCTTTTGCGAACGTATGTTCGTGAGGACGTCAAAGGGCATTTGCCGGCTTATGCCGGTGATACCCCTTAAGATGCTTTCTCCGGATCATACTCCGGGGAAGTATCCTTGGCAGGTTTCGATAGGTGACGCCTTATGGCGCCTCCTCCCGAGCCTACCCTTTCCATTGGTACGGCTTGCCTATAGGTATGCCGTGGAGCCGTTCCTTCCTATCTATAGGAAGGCCCTTGCTCCCCTTCCCCCTTATTGGGGAGGGATCAATGCTATCCCCGCGTCGCTGGACTATCGTCCGCCGACTTGGGTTAGGGCTATCATTGGATCAATCCATGATGGCCTCGCGGAGGATGTTCTCAGAAAACTGAGATACATCCACCTACGTCGGAATAAGGGGGGCTTAGGCTCCCTTTTAGCCGATGCTATGGAGAGGTACGAAGATAGCTTCGAGATCTCCAGCAGCTTCACCTATGTCGATTTAGAGGACATAGAGGAGCTTGTTACCAGTCGTATGGCTCGTATGAGCTCATACCTGGCTGGTACTACAGACCTCCCTCTTGAGACGGAGGTCCGATACGGGTCATTCGCTCGGGCTTTAGCCTCTGTGAGCGGTGACCTAAGGGCTAGATCTCGGGAAGACCGTATGTTCAATGGAACTTACGCTCAGGCGAGACAACTGGCCTCTGAGAGATTGTTGAGGTATAATTTATATACCCCAATGTCTCTTTTCGACGATGAGCCTGAAGACACATCGCCGCGCGAGCCAACGAGGGATATATCCCTCTTGACCGATCGTCAACGGGTAATCCTTGCCGCCCAAATGGGTAGCTAGGCAAGCCCCTGAATATATAAGTAAACAGAGG